TACGTGCGGGTTCGCGGGCTGGTCCCCTTCTAGGGATTGAGCTCACGCCAGAGGTAGTCTGGAATGCGGAGCCTTGGACTTGGGCCCTCGACTGGTTCTCCAATATCGGAGACTGTGTCAGTATTTACTCTGACATGGCAGTCGATGGTTTGGTGATTAAGTACGGGTATGTGATGGAACATAAAGTCACATCATATACCTATACTTTTGTGGGACGGGGAAGATATTCTCCCCATGATGATTCCCACCACCCTGACTCTATCACCTTCTTCGTGGAGACGAAGAGGCGGGTCAGGGCGACACCATTTGGGTTCGGGTTAACCTGGAATGGGTTAACCCTCCGCCAACTGGCCATAGCTGCTGCCCTCGGTTTAACCCGATGGTAGAGCTGATGGTTGTCCTATGCCTTGCCACATGGGCTTGGCATAAAAACCCAAGTCCTAGGAGTGATGCCTGATGGCATTTACCGATCCCGTTACGATCACTATTTCTGGTACGCCATACACACTTCCTCGTATTTCAATCGAGGGAGATGAGTCAACGTATCAGACTAGTGATGGGCTTATTGCGGTTCGTGCTTCCCATGATTATGGAAAGCGCAATCGCCATTTGCTCAGGATCGACCATTCCAAAGTTACGGCTGATCCGTTTATCCCTGCGGACAACGTCAAGATCGGCATGAGTAATTATGTCGTCTTTGACGTGCCCGCTGCTGGATACACGGTCACCGAACAGGTCGCGATTTACACAGGCTTTAAAACCTGGTTCACCGCGTCCACGGATGCGATCATCACTAAGCTTCTAGGTGGTGAGTCGTAAGGATCTTGACGCTTCTCGTTTTTATAGACGGAAGCGTCATGACCAGACTCGGCCTATTGCTGTGGAATCCGCAACGGTTCTGGAGAGGCGTAGCTTTAGGGCTACGGCTACCTCAACTGTTGGAGTGGTTCGGACGGCGGTAGGTTTGATCCTGGGTGTGTATGTTTTATATACACATTTCCGGGACATTTACCGGTCCTGGTGCCGTTAGGCATCCTGTGGTTGCCAATTGGAAGACATAGCCTACAGATATGGCTATGTTGGCATAGACGTGTAGTCTATGTCCATTGGCAGAGATGTCACCAGGCAGGGATTAGGTTACCCCCTATCGAGGAGGGCCTATGAAAAGCCTGATGTCACTCTGGTCAGCGATGGCTAATGATCTTGCCATCGCTTGCTGCACCAGCGCCACTTCTGACATTAATACGGTCAGAAGGAGAGTCGAAAATGAGGGACTATCGTTTCTAACGATAGTCCTACCTGACCTTGGAAAGTCCATCCAAAAATGGATAGACCTTGGTCAAGTCGGCATCCACCCCTCTTTTATGACAGAAAGAGGGGGAAGTCTCCCCGTATTTCTACGAGGTTTCTTCTGCCGTGTTTTCGACTCTAGCACCGGCGTATTGCTTGATAATCCGGACGTTGATGCAATCTATGCGTTAAGGCAATTAACATTGTCTTTCGCAAAGATTTCCTTTCCGAGCAGTGATGCTCGTCAAAGGAAAGCAATGTCCGAATTTATCAAGTGTGAGCAGGAGGTCCGAGAATCAGATGCCAAACTCACGGAAGAGGATCTTAGTGAGTTTGAACGTGTATCTGATTTGCTTTTTCGGAAGGTCTTCTCGCAAATGGACAGAGATGTCTATTACGGGAACCTTCTTCCAAAGCATGGCCCAGGTGCTACTGCAGATCGTCTTACCAGTAATGGTAAGTACGAAATGCAATCCTGGACTACTCGACTTGAGCGGTACTTCCCCGCTCATAAGTACCTTATACCAAATTGGCACTTTAGTGACTTTTTGGATAAGGTGACCTACCTCGAACCCGGTGCTGAGATGCCCGTGAGGGTTATCTCAGTGCCTAAAACGTTGAAGACGCCCAGGATTATCGCGATTGAGCCTGCGTGTATGCAATATACACAACAGGCACTGTTGCGGTCTTTCCTGGATGCTTTCGACAGGGATGAACTCCTGAAGAATCTAATTGGGTTCGATGATCAAGTCCCGAATCAGGAACTTGCTCGTCTTGGCTCAATTAGTGGTTCAGTTGCTACACTCGATTTGAGTGAAGCATCTGACCGCGTCTCCAATCAGCTCGTTAGGAGGATGATGCGGAAATGGCCTCATTTGCTAGGGGCCGTTGACGCATGTCGCTCCCGTCGGGCCGAAGTACCTGGTTTCGGTGTTATACGCCTAGCCAAGTACGCGTCGATGGGTTCAGCGCTCTGTTTTCCGATAGAAGCCATGGTATTTACTACCCTGATCTTCTTAGGAATTCAGAAGTCGCTCAATACGCCGCTTACTAGACGGGACATAAAGTCCTTGTCTAGCGAGGTGCGTGTCTATGGGGACGATTTGATTGTCCCTACTAGACAGGTGCGTATGGTCGTACAGACGCTTGAGCATTTTGGTGCTCGAGTTGGTCTGGACAAGTCTTTCTGGACCGGAAGGTTCAGAGAGTCTTGTGGGAAGGAATACTTTAATGGACGTGACGTGAGTATCACGCGCGTCCGGCAAGCGTTACCTTCCACGACCACTGACGCGACGGAAGTGATCTCAACTGTTTCCTTTCGGAACCAACTGGCGGTTGTCGGTTGCTACGAAGGAACGGTTGAGTGGCTGGATAATCGACTTCAGAGAATTCTTAAAGAATTCCCTGTTGTCGAGCCAGACTCTTCCGTGCTGGGCAGGGTCTCATACGGTGAACGAATATCAAGTTCCCGTATGCACCCCAGCCTGCATATTCCCTTAGTTCAGGGATATGGTATTCAGGCCAAAGCACCGAGCGATCAACTCGGTGGTATAGGAGCCCTGCTTAAGTGTTTACTCAAGCTGGAAACCAGTAAACCACAAGGGGTTTTCGATAGCGATATCGAATTAGTCCCCTGTTACTGGCCGGGCTTATTCTCCCGCGTGCAAGAGTGGGAGGATACCCCATGGTTGCCAACCGTGGGTGATGAGAAGCACTTAGAGCGTTCAGGACGCCCCAAGCGCGTCAGCATCAAGCTTGGATGGCGGCCAGTGACTTGACATTGTCACTGGCGGGGCCTTATGGCCTTGTGGGAGAAGCCAAGCATGGAG